ATCATAATCCTATTCAGTACAGGAAGGATATGAAAACATTAAATTATTTAATAAATAGGAGTAAATAAGACAATGAAAAAACAAGATATAAAGCCAATTACAATTAATGCAACGGATATAATTAACGGAAAAAAAACGGAATTAAAGAAAATTATTCCTAATAACAATTATGATCCACGCAAAAATTATAAAAATGCTGTTAATTTCTTAAAAAAGAATATAAAGAAATAACCATATATAATCATATAAAAAGCCGATCCTAAAAAAATCGGCTTTTTTTATTTAATCTAAGAAGATCAAAGATGTTATTCAATTAATCTAAGAAGTACATTCAATCAATTCAATTTATATCTAAAAAATAACTATAAAAATCTATATAAAAAAGAATCTTGCAAAGATAAAATAAATAATGTTATTATTTAATAATGCAATTAAGCATATATAAAAACGAGGTGAAAAATGAAAGTATATGAAATGAAAGGTAGTATTTTTAGAGTTGATAATAATACTTTGGAATATTCGCATGATATTACAGATAATGAGTTTGAGCCTGTAGAATATTTTAATGATTTTACAGTAGGTGACTTATTAACATTAATTGACAATCTAGGTCAATTTAATATATCTAATTCTATGCTAGGTACATGGAATTTCAAAATGAATATTGAGCTTAATGGCGCTCATGGACAAAAGTAATATTGATAAATAACCATATGTAAGGAGTAAATAAGACAATGAAAAAACAAGATATATTTAAACATCATCAAGACAAGATAAGAAAACAAGCTAATAAAAATCCCTTAATGGCTTATTTTCTAGGGGGTTTTGACCTGGTAGATGAGAAAAAGCAAAAAGAAACCGAGAAATACTTAAAAACTTTAAGAAATAAATAACCATATATAAACATATAAAAAGCCGATTCTAAAAAAATCGGCTTTTTTTTATTTATATATTGTAATAATAAAATATATCTATATAATCTTTATTATGGATAATATAAAAAATCTTCCAGCTAGTAATGATAAAGCTGAAAAAGTCGTGTTTAGTATTTTTGAAATTTATACTTTTAATAATGGAACTCGAACGATAACGACTCAAAGTGAACGTATATTTGAAGATGAAGACTTAGCCGATAAATTATGCGCTAGCTTAAATAAATTGCATAGAACTGATAGTAAACTCTATCAAGTTAAATCTTTTATAATCAACACCTAATATATATACATACTCTACTTCACTAAACCCTAGACCTAAAAATCTAGGGTTTTTTTATGATCCAGTTTTTTTGATTTAAAACCTAGCTATTCATTGTCTAGTCTAATAATAAAAATAACTCGGCAGTACCCAGCAATTCATACTTAATAGATAGACATACAATACAATAATGGCTTAGTCATTAGTTGATGGAGGTTTTATAGTCGTTATACATTCTAGGATCAATGGTCATGATAGAAGTAGTATGGCGCACACTCATCTACCTATTTATTTTCCAATAAAAATAATATTCCTAGTACCTACCACTACAAAAATAATAACAGCTCATATATGGCTATATGATGGCTTTACAATAGATTTCTACCATTGATTAATCTTAAAATAAATGCAGTCAATGAAGATTAGAATATTAGAATTTCAGAATATTAGGCAACCCCCATGAAGATTCGAGCAATATGATATATACTCATTCATGCTATGGTGGGAATATTAAGTCCATTAGTATATTCTAATATTAATCACAGATGTAGTTGAATTAGATTAAAAAAATCACTATAATCAGAAGTGGATTACTATGTCCGTACACCAGATAGAGAAACTTCTTAATAATGATGATAGATTTTTAATAAGTCAGACTTTTCGGCATCCATTTGTAGATTTTAAAATCAGTCATGTTGGGTCTACATTCGAAAAACTTATAGGTGGAGAGACATTTGTTCCTTCACTTAAATATCTTTATGATGAATTCATGTCAAATCATAGTGAGCAATTTTCTAATCAGAAACTTAATGACAATGTAATTTTTGGTAGAGTTGCTAGAATGTGGGCATCATTAATAAGAGAGTGGCATTCGTATTATTTACTTTTAAATATTGGAGAGAAATTCAAGTTTGATAAAACATTTATAATTAGGAATGATGAATTAGATACTAAGAAAGGGATTGATATTCTCCTAAAGAATAAAAAAAAAGAAGAAAAATCTATCAAATTGGATATTCTTCAGTCCACAGGTAGAGCAAATTATTTCAGAAAAATAAAAGATTCTATTAGAGTAAAAGATAAGGATATCCCTGGGAAGAAGTATAAAATTTTTCTAGGTTCAAATAAAGAAACCACAAAAGTCATAAATGGGTGGTATCTGCTAGATGATGCTTATGCCGAGAGGATAATCAATTATTATAAAAAACATTATGTCTGATAATCAAAGAATACAAGATATTCTTCAAACCCTAAAAAAGCGACAAGAAGAATATAGATTAAATTATTATAAACCCTATAAATTCCAAGAGTTATTTCACAAAGCAGGATCGGAAGCGAACCAACGATTACTCATGGCAGCAAACAGGGTGGGTAAGTCCTATGTGGGTGCTATGGAGATGGCAGCTCACCTAACAGGCATTTATCCTAAGTGGTGGAAAGGAAAAAAATTTGATAAACCCATTAAAGCATGGGTGTGTGGTGCATCTAATGAAACCACAAGAGATATCTGCCAGAAAGAATTATTTGGGCAACCTGACAATCCAAGAGAAAAAGGGAAGGGAAGTATTCCAAAACATCTCATTGGAGAGACGACAAGGAAACCTGGAGTACCCAATGCACATTCCTCTGTACTGGTGAAGCATAAAACAGGTGGGTGGTCTAGGGTTGCCTTCAAAGCATATGAAATGGGTAGTGAAAAATTTATGGGGGAAGCGATAGATTTAATTTGGTTAGATGAAGAACCACCACAAGATATCTATTCACAATGTATTACCAGAACACTTGACAAAAAAGGTCAGGTATATTTAACCTTTACCCCTGAGAATGGAATGACTGAGGTGGTACAGAATTTTACAACTAATTTAAGACCTAAACAGGCACTCATTACAGCAGGGTGGGAAGATGCTGAACATTTAACAGATTCCATGAAAGAGCAGATTCTATCTGCCTTACCAGCACATGAGAGAGAATTAAGATCAAAGGGAATACCCATGATAGGTTCAGGGTTAGTATTTCCTATTGATGAAGATAACCTGACCTGCGAACCTTTTCTTATCCCCCCACACTATCCAAGAATCGCAGGTCTTGATTTTGGTTACGACCACCCTACAGCAGTCGTGTGGGTAGCTTGGGATAGAGATAAGGATATTGTATACATCTATGATTGTTATAGTGTATCAAAACAAACACCCGACTATCATGCAACCCACATTAATGAAAGAGAGGGTTCACATTATATCCCTATAGCATGGCCACATGATGGCTACCAACATGATAAGGGATCAGGCATAACATTAGCTGAACAATACAGAACTGCTCATGTCAATATGCTACCTTTTCACTTTGAAAACCCACCAGCATTAGGTGAGACGAAAGGGGGTAATAGTGTTGAAGCTGGATTAATGGAAATGCTAACACGCATGGAACAGGGGAAATTTAAAGTATTTAACACCATGTACGATTGGTTTCAGGAGTACAGACTCTATCATCGTAAAGATGGTAAGTTGGTTAAAATAAGAGACGATTTGATGTCGGCTACTCGTTATGCAGTAATGAGTTTAAGACACGCAGATGTAGAGAAATCAAGATGGCATAACAAGGGCAGGTTAGGCCCTGATGTCGCAATAGTTTAGGAGAAATTACAAAAATAATGCCTGAATTAATGAGAACACCAACTCAAATGGCTTTTAAAATCCAAGAGTTGGAAGAAAAAATTATACATTTAACAGAACAAGTGCTTGTTTTACAGGAAAAACAATTACCACAAACATATTTAAAGGGAAAGAATGGCAAAAAAACCAAAAAAACTAAGTGATGACGAACTAGCATCTCGATTAGAATCTGAGATTCAAGCATCTTCAGGACACGCAAATACTGAACTCTCTAACCAAAGAGAAGATGCTATGAAGTATTATCTTGGTGAGAAGTTCGGAAATGAAATTGATGGTAGATCAGAAATAGTAACTACTGATGTAAGAGATACTATTGAATACATCATGCCATCTTTAATGCGTATCTTCACCACC